CGGCTTGAGGGCCCACTTGGTCACATCACCCAAAGCACGCAAAACATGGTTAAGCGTGTTGTTAGAGGGCGGAGTGACGGTTGAGGTGATCAAACCGTTGCCAGGAAACGTCCCAGAATCGGCGGCATTGACCTCCCACACAGAAACGACCTCATAAGTGATCGAACCAGGGTAGGCATTCTCGACACCGACTACGAGAGAATTCGTTCCCGGCGCAGCACTATTCGTGTTGAAAGCGCCAACTCCGTTAGAAGTGTGCGGAGTGGCGACGAAGTCCCCGTCAGCCGCTCCGGGAGCCCACTTGTACTCCAAGACCTTCTGGCCAAGCTTATCAACGCGTTGCGCGTTGCTGAACATGGATTTAGGGTCCACGGAGCCGGTAGTGGTGGCGCCCTCGAACACGGGTCTATTGCTAATGGCGGCGTACGCGAAACCACGCTCATTGAGAACGGAATCCGTGTACTTCACCCTAATGCAGCCAGCTAAACATCTAGCCGAACTAAAGGGGCCGGTGTTAACAACGCCACTAGTGCTGACATAGCCCAGCATATTATAGCCGATGCTCTGCGTATTAGTGGTGTTGATAAGCGCTCCGGTGCCAGCGTTGCCCAAATAGTGAATCGGACCACGCGTTTGAGCCCCCGCAGATACGGAACCTAAGCAACTAAGGTTTTGGTCGATGAACGCCGGCGTGAACTGAATAAACGAGTCCACGGCAGTCGCGCCTGGCTTCACTATCGTTTTGAAACGCAAGTAAATGCCAGAGCCCTCGCCCTCGTAGACGGGCGCCACCAAAGGAGCACCGCAAGGGTCCAACAAGAGGCGAGCATAACGCCTCGCAGCCGCGTCTAAAGACATGGCCTGCGGGCGCGCAACGACCCTAGAGCTATTAGCTACGGTCTTGGCCTTGGCCTTGACCTTCTTTCTATTTGACTTAGCCTTGGGCTGGGTCATTCTAAACAGCCTCCCCTCCAAGGCTGTCCACCAACTCCAGAAGCGCGTCCTTTCGCGGATGGTGGCGCAAATTGTAAGCCAAAGCAGCTCTAAGCTCGACCGCCGCGTCCTCATCCCGAGGTTTGGCCTCGAGGTACGTCGCGACCATCTTAGGCCAAGACAAAGGCTCAAAAGAGTTTAAATCCGTCGAGCAAAAGTCAGCCCTGTCAGAGCGCTCTATCACCATGCCGTACTTCAGGTACGCCTCCGCTAATTCGACTCCGGGGTCAGACTCTACGCAGTCATCTCCCATCGTCATGGCTAGTTGGCATCCCTTAAGGTTGCCGCCACTATCTAAATTTACCAGGCGAGCCAACATATACCGAATCCGAGAATTAGTTGCTGCTGTGCAAAAACTCCCGGATTTCATAATTCCGGGAGTAGTCTGCGCCCAAACAACCCCGTCTTGGAAAACGAAT